TCAACATTAGCTCTTAATTGTGTTAATATAGGCTTTGCTGCTTTTCTCATTGCTTGTCTTAAAAGAGTTTTGTTTTTAGAATCAGACATATTTAAAGACTCTAAATTTCTAGCTATTTCAGCAAGTTCTTTTTTATCTATTGTTAGTCCTACATTCATCAGCTTGAGAATATATCTTTTAAATCTTTCTTAACTATTGTTAAAAGCATCTTATCCTTTCTTCCTATTTCTTTAATTCCTAAAATAGCATATTCATTATCTCCATCACTTAGATAAAAATCTGGACTCGTACCTATTGAAGTCCTATATCTAATTAAACATTCAACCATTTGCTCTCCTACAAAAACATCTGATTCATAAGATGTCTTACCACCTTTGAAATTAAAGTCTGCAAAAATCGTTACACTTGCAGCACTTCCAGAAACTCTTTCTCCATAAGCATTAGTAGTAAATGTTTGATTAAATAAAGTTAATTTTCTATCTAACTTTCCGAATATCATAACTCTAAAAATCTGTAAGGAGTTAACATATACTCAACCATCAATGGAAGTTCAGCAACTTGTGTACCTAAAACAACATCCTGTCTTTGTTCGTAGTATCTTCCTACTATAATTAACATTGCTTGTTTTATAGCATCCTCAACTTCAGAAGCAGTTCTACCAACTACAAATTCTATTTCTACTGCATTCGGTCTTTCAAAAGTATCAGGAAATGATCCATCATTACTTTGATAGATTCTTCCAGGTTTTATCTTATCGTCTAAATCATAGTTAGATGCAGCTAAAGTTACTAAAGAATTACTAGTATCATAATACTTTACATGAGTAACACTTTGCACTATTCCAACTTGTAAATCTATATAAGGAGGGAACTCATCAAAATAAAGATTGTAAGTTTGACTCATCAATCTTCTTCTTGTAAACTCCTCAACTTGATTAGTTGCAACACCTATTAAAGCAGTAATATAATCATTGTCATCATTAAAATCAGAATCAATTCTTAAATGTATTTTTGCTTCAGCTAATGAAATAGCAGTAGCAGATGGAGCAGTTTTTAAAACTAGCTTTCCATAAGGAACATAGTCATTTTGATTGTAATAATAGTTGTTGTAAGTAAACATAAATTAAAAAATTAATGGAGGAGGAATTACCCTCCTCCGTTAAATAAACAAAATTATGCTTCAATTAATGTAGCAAAAGCAGAATCATTTTGTACTGCATCACCATCAACTAAAGAAGTTAATACATATCTTGGCTGACCAATTCCAGAATTCGTGTAGATATCGTAGATGACATCTAATCCACCAAATTGAGCAATGTGAACTTTAGAGAAGTCTCCAAATAAAGCATGTTGCTTTGTAGAGCCACCTCCATTACCAACATTTGTAGATTGGAAAGCAAAGTATCCATTCATCATTTTGTCAGAATTGTCATATAAAGCACTTACTCCAGAAACTTGTATTGCAGCTTTTGCAGCAGTGTAAGCTTTCATGTCCATAAGGTAAGCTAATCTAGCTCCCTCAACTTGAACTCCAGCAGTTAAAACTGCTTTCTCCATAGCTAAAACAGAAGTTGCAGAAATTTCAGCAGTTGATCCAGCACCAGCATCAGCAAAAATAGAAGTTGGAGCATTAGACACATCACCAGTTCCTAATAAAGCAGCTTCTAAAGTAGCAGCAACAGATTGAGCCATGTTTCTTCTCAAAGCAGCTTCGATAGATTTGTTTTGTGCAATAGCTTCAGCAGATACATTAACAATAGAAATAAGTTTCTTAGGATCTAATGTTAAGCTTGTAGCAGTACCATTTTGAGCTGGAGCAGAGCCACCAGTTTCAGGAACAAATCCAGAATTGATAGAGCTAAACACGGGAAATTTCAAGTTCGATACCCCCGAGTAAAAGTTGCATCCGGCAGATGCCAATACTAAATTTGCCTCTAATTGGTCAGTCCATGCCATAACCTCAGTAGCATTACCAGCAGCAGTAGCAACAGATGCTCTTGTTAAGATTGAAGATGGTATTGCAATACCTTTGAAAGATTGACCAGTGTAACGAGCTTCGTTACGAGCTTCTTGATCCATCTCTTTTACTAATCCACTTAGACGTCCTGTAGCAGCTTGGTGCATAGCATCTTGGAAAGAGTAATCTCTTATCTCATTTGGAGTGTTTTCTGTAACTTCTTTGATAGCCTTTGTAGCTTGTAGTTTCTCAAAAGATTCAGCTCTTGTAGCCATCTTATTTAAGTCCTCTACTTTTTCGTTTAAAGAATCAAAATTGCTTTGCTCATCTGAACTCATATCACGACCTTCAGCAGATGCCACTAGTCCTTCCATTTTTTCGATAACTTCAGCTCTTTCTTCTTTGTAAAGTTTTGATGTTTTCATTTAATTGAAAATTATTATTAATACTTATTTTTTAAGATTTTCAATCGCATTTCATTGAGGCTGCGATTTTTTAAATCTTCTTCTTCTTTTTGTACCTCTTTTAATTCTTTCTCTAAATTCTCATTTAGTTTTACTTCTTCTTGTTCTTTTTGCCAATTCTCTAAAGAACGTAAAGCAAATGATCCAGCTTCATTATATGCTGGAAATGTGACACTGCTGATGTCGTATAATCTAGACACTTTGTTTATTGTTCTGATGTTTTTGCCTTCTTCGTTTCTCCAGGAATCATCCTCAACAGTAAAAGCAAAACTTGATTGACTTATTGTTCCATTTTTTAACAAAGTCATTAAATCATTTGCTAAAGTTGTATCTGGCATATCAGCTTCATACTTTAATCCTTTTTCATCTACTGATAATCTTAAAGTATTATTAGTTGTTCTAGCTAAAGGAAGTCCATCATGATTAATTAAAAACCTTACATCATCCTCTAATCTGCCATCAAAAGCTCCAGGAGCAATGTATTCAACAAATCCTCCTAAATCATTAGACTCAGAATTAAACACTGCTCCATATCCTACAACAACATTTTTGCCATCATCATTCCTTACTTCGATATTAGATACGTTAAATGTTCTAACTTCTTTGTCAGTAATGTTTCTAGCTTCAGATTTATCTTCTTCTTCATGTCCTGGATAATGGTCTGCTTCGTTCATATCTTTGTCTTGTTCATCTATCATTTCAACATCATCAACATTTTTACCATAGTAAATAATGATTGAATCATCTGTTTCTTCTATCTTTTGGATATGTCTTAAATCATGTTTTTTCATAATATTTTTATTTTCTTCCATTTCTTCTTTTACTGGATGATTGTTAGGTAATAAATCTGTATCATGTTTACCTCCTTGAAATCTTCCTTTTTTTAATGCGAATAAAAAAGAATTAACTCTAGCATATGCCCATTGTTCTGGACTTGATACATTTGGTCTAACTGATCCTGGATTGGTTTTGTAAGCTCCTATTCCTCTTTCAAAAACTTTCTCAAGTTCATTTAAAGTTGTTCTTCCATTCCAATCTAAATCAAGCTCTTTTATTTCATCATTATGTTCTTCAACTTTATTTTCTAAAGCTTTAACTATTGTTTTATTAAGTAGTTTTTCTTCTTTCTTTCCCTCTAGTTTTTTAGTCAATTCTAAAATAACATCTTTCATTCCCTGCTCTCCTAGATTACCTATAACTCCCCATTTCATTTGAGCAACAACTCCAGCAACATTAGAAAGATTAGGTTCTGTATCTTCTTTAAATTGTTTACCATCTTGGAAATGTCTAGCTGCCCAGCTCTCTCTTTCTTTGATCCATGTAGTAATCGCTTCAGTTTCCTTACCATCTCTCGACCTACTCCATAATATAAATGCTTCATTACCTCTTATGTTTCCTCCAGCTTTCCAAATTTCTGGAGTTTGTTCTTTTACGTTAGAAGCAAAATTAAAATCAAATTGAGGATAGTTTGAATTCCTTAAACTGATTTTTTTATCTTCTCCTTTTGTTGGGAAGTTAGTCATCCGATTCTGTTTCTCCTATTGGTGCAAAGTTTAAAGGTTTGTATAATTCATCACCCTCTTTACCAACTTTATTAAAGCCCTCCATTTGTCTAATCTCATTAATTGATAAAGCACCGATTGCAGCCATCTCTCTATAATAAGCTGAACGACTAGCTGAGTCTCCTCTTAATAATGCCTTAGTATCTAAATCAATTGTAAATCTTCCGTATTCTGTTTCTCTAAATAGCTTTCTATTCAACTCTTGTTCTATCATTGTTATATAAGGCATTAAAGTAAACCTTACAAAGTCAATAGACAAAGCTTCTATACTATTGTAATTAGCTGATTTTTCGAGATGACCAATCAGGGATAATGGCACTTTGAAAATCCGTCCAATTTCTTCTATCTGAAATCTTCTAGTTTCTATAAGTTGATACTTGCTTAAATCAACTGCCGCACTATCAAAAGTCATACCCTCCTCAAGTATTGCAGTTTTACCAGCCATGAATGACCCACTATATTGATTATTCCAAGACCCCTTTAATCTTTCAACTGCTTCTTTAGATAGTTTACCAGGATGTTTTATAATACCTCCTATATTAGAACTATTACCTAAATAACTATTAGCAGTATCATTAGAAGCTATTGACGTTGCTATTGTTGTATTTTGTGCTTTTAAAATACTTACTCCTTTGTATCCATCAAATGATAAATTAAAAAAGTGTAGCATATCTTCTTTCATTATACCAATCTCAAAATCTTTAACATCATAAATAATAGTACCCTCATGTTTTATTACTTTAACATCTTGAGGATTAATAGGTATTAATGATACTGGTCTTGCAGAATTGTCTCTTTCTATATAAAAATAAGCATTCCCTTCAACTAAAAGATTAGTCATTAAAGTATCCAGAAATGTGTAAGGGGTCATGTATGAGTTTGGATAACGAGCTAGTAGATTATAAACTGGATGTGATACATCGTTTATCTTGTCGCTATCATCTTCAACTTTATAAACTTTTATAGGTAGACTTGCGATTGATTCGCTTATTACTCTTACACATGAAAAGACTGCACTAAATGTTAGACTTGAATCTCTACTAACTGCCGTTCTGTTAGCTGCTCCTTGTCCTCCAAAGATTGCTCTTAAAAAATTATCTCCACGTTTTTCTGAACGTAGGAAGTCAAATAGTCCCATAAAATAGTTGTAATTACTCTACAAAGATAAGGTAAAATAATTCTCAATAAAAATTATATTTTTTTTAAAAATTTTTTAATGTTGATAACTTTGGAAGAAAAAATTATATCCAAACGATACCTCTATCATCATAACTAGAATCTTCTGTATCATCATTCATATAAGAGCCAATAGCCATAACTAAAGAAACCATTCCATCTATTTTTTCTGTTGCTTTGCTCTTATCAAATTTAATGTTTCCAGCTGGATCAGACTTTACTGCTACATTAGAAGCCATCCATCTCAAGACTTTATTACCTCCATGATTTAACTGCTTTCCTAATATTAATTTTTCTAAAGATTTTGTGGGAGCGGATAAACTCGCGAAACCCTGACCGAATGGAATCATTGGAAGTCCATCATTAACTAAATCAATTACTAACTGACTACTATTCCATCTATCATAAGCAATCTCTTTAATGTTTACTATTTCAGCAACTTCTTTAATTCGTTTCTTAATGTAATTATAATCCGTTACATTTCCATCTGTTAGTTCTATTAAATCTTCTTTACCCCATCCAATGTAATCAACTTGGTCTCTTCTACTTCTTACAAATGCAGTATCTTTTGGAGCAAAGAAATAAGGTATTATTGTAAACCTATCATCTTCAGGAATGATTAAAACGAATGCAGAAATATCTCTAACTGAAGCTAAATCTAAACCAGCATATGCATTCATCCCTCTGTAATCTTCTAATCTTACTGGAGCTTTGTCGCATTCCATCCATTGAGCATCTGATAGCCATTTACTAGCTGATGACATCCATTGTCCTAAATGTAACATTCTGAACGTATTTTCGTAACTAGGTAGCTTTATAGCTTTCTCTTGTTCTCTTTTAAGATAGTCTAATTTTACAATACCAGTTTCTATTCCTGGATTAGCTATTCTTAATGCTTCCTCTGTAGTCCAATCCGTTTCTAAATCGCAAAAGTATTTTACATAATAAAAAGAATCATCCTCTATAATTCCCTCTGATACTTTACGACCATACTCTTCAGTCTTATAACAAATAGATTCTCTATTATATCCTGGAGTAGTTATAGCTATTGTTAATGGCTGACGTCTTGATCCTACACTTGTAGTCAAAGCATCCCATAAGCTAGAATCTTTTTGAACAAAGAATTCATCCATACAAATAAAAGAAGCATTGTATCCGTACTTACTAGATGCTTCACTACTCAAAGCTTTAAAACTACTATTGCTTTTTTCATGTATAATAGAGTTTTTAAATACTTGTAAATTATTGTCTAGTTGTTTATCAGCTCTAACCATTCCTGAAGCAACCTCGAATATTATATTTGCTTGACTTCTGTCTCCAGCAGCTACATAACATTCAGCACTAGGCTCTCCATCTGCTAGTAACATATACAAAGCGATTGCAGAAATAAGAGTAGACTTTCCGTTCTTTCTTGGTAAGCAAATGTAAGCAGTTCTAAATCTTCTTAATTCTGTTGTTCTATATTTCCAACCAAATAAATCTCTAACTATCTTTTTTTGAAATGGCTCTAGCTTAAAACTAGTTCCTCCTAACTCTCCTTTTAAATGTCTAATGTGATTCTCAATAAAATAAACTACTCTATCAGCAGCTTTCTCATCAAAGTAAAAAGTATTATCGCTAACAATATCCATTAATCAAAGAAGTTAAAATCATCTGTTCTTTCCTCCTCTTGTTCTGGCATTGATAAACTTGCTCGACTGCTTGGAGTAAATCCAAATTGAGTAGATAGTTTTATTGCATTCTGTAACGCTGCTTGCATTACTTTATATTTTGGATTAATTTTAGTCATTCTTAATTTACCATCCTTATCAACTGTTTGCTCTGTGAAGTTTCCTCCTAGCTCTGCCGAAATACTTCTGTAAATACCTATCTCATTACAATAAGCTGCTAGGATCGATAAGTCTGTTAAGTGTAACATCTTAATTTTAGCTAGTTCATTTGATACAATTTCCCATTCATCAGCACCCTCTTGATTTAAAAAGAAAGGAGCATCAGGCATTGAAACAACTGCCGAAGTTTCCATCTCGTTTCCCACTAGCCGAGATTTTTCTAAAGTACCTTTCAGCTCCTTAATTTTTGTTGGTATTTTTTTCCTCCCTTTCATTATCTGAACTTAAACTGGTTTTAGTTTGATATAACTATATCCCCCACGTTTTTGTTTTAATTTTGCGTATAAAAAATGAAAACTCCCCCGTGCGCCTCTCTTT